CCCCTCTATAATCCCAAGGACAATACTTGCCAATTACATATCTATTTGGAATATTTACTCCTTGTACGTCAAAAGGACTAGATAATTCAAACTCTACGATTATATTATTTTCTGAAGAAACTCTATCTAAAACATATTTTCCTGAAGGAAACTCTTTTGGAGTAGGAATACCCGTTACAGCGGTACTTCTATCTTCATAGGTATACTTAGTTCCACTTATTTGTACATAAGTATTTTTTCTTAGAGTTTTTCTATGAGTTACAGTCGAACCCAAAATATCTTCATTTTTTGCAATATTTAACTCTGCAAGAATTGTATCAGCTTCTCCATTATAGTTTCCTCCTCCAGAAAAGTTACTTTCATCAGAGTCTCCGTCTCCCAAGAATTCATTATCTTGATTAACAGTATAACTACTTATACTTCTAGTTAAAGAAACTACATTTGCTATAGATAGTGTAGGTCTAGCTACTGCTCCCGAAGCAGACATAGCGACCCCCGAAATCTCTATTGGACAAGCAACATATTCTGCCCACTGTAAAGTTCCCGCGTTATCATAGGGCATCCATAAATTTAAATTATTATCAAGGCCATCAATTAAATGAACTAGAGCAGTTTCTATAGTTCCCGAAGAGTTTACCCATCGTAAATTAATATCAAAAAGATCTAGATAAGCATCATCAATTTCTAACTCTTGTACTGTATCAATTAAGTCTGTCATTATGTTGCGGGCTCATAAACTCGTCTAAGGGTTGCTTGTATAGAAGCTGCAGTATCATGAAGATATACTAAATTATAATTATCACATACTACACGAATTGTCTCTGGTGTTCCATCCGAAGTGCTGTTTTCTGGGTCAAATAAAGTATTTGTTACTTTTAAATCAAAGTTTAATCCTTGCTTTAAATCAAAAAAAGCAGCAATTAGATTGGCTTCTTTATAGTTTCTATTATTAAAAGAAATAGAAATACTTTCTTGCTTAGTATTTATACCATCTAAAGCTCTTTGTTCATATCCATCCCCAAACTTTGCGGTTAAGGTCGAGTAGTTTACTTGACGATTTAAACCTCTATCTGCTTTAACTTCATAGGTATCGGTTCGTCCTGTATCTCCAAAAATATTTTGTAAGTCTGATACACTCATTGTAAAACTATATTGTCGTGCCATTATGCAGCTCCATACGGACTAAGAATGCCGCCTGAACGTTTTTGATTTTGCAACTCTTTCTGTACTGCTACTGCAATTGCATTTCCAAGATTTTCGCCTTGTTGCCCATTTGACTGAGAGTTTTGTTGCGCATTTCCATTTGAATCTACAGAAACATTTACAGTTACATTGTTTTGTTGACCTGCACCTTTTAAATCTACAGGAATTGAACGATTGTTTGGAAGTGGCACAACCGCTTCTGTTCCATGTAGTACTGCAGGGTACCCTGCAGTAGAACCTCTTGCTATTCCTCCAGAAGCATATGCTGGAGGTTCAGCTATTCCTCCCATTCGAAACGTCGGCGCTAAAGAAGCAGAAGAAGTAGCTGCACTCGCTCCTGCACTCGCTGCAGGAAATAATCCTGGTAAAAAGCTTGATAGCAGTCTAAAAACCAACATTTTTGTAATCAGTTGTGCAATAGCTGAAAGAATACTTTTTGCCATATCTGCAAATGCTTCTTTTAATGTTTTAGTTCCTGTTATAAGTCCTTCTATTGCACTAGTCATAGAGGTTTCAAAACTTTGAGCTAAAGTACTTAAAATTCTTGAGCCATCATCAAATTGAGCAAAAGCGAGTTTTGAAGCAGCTTCTAGCTTTTCTACTTCCATAGTTAATAACTCTACTTGTTTAGCATCCACCGCGGTACCTTCTGGAGGCGCCATAGCTATTTCTAATCTACGTCGAGCCTCTGCTTCTGCGGCTGAAGCTGATGCATAATTAGCTGCTAATTTTCTTTCTTCCATCATTCCTGAAGGCGTGGCGATATTTGTGCCTCCCAAACTTCTAACAGCAAAACGAGCAGTATCACGAGCTATTCTTTCGTCATCTAATTTTTTCTGTATTTCTAAATCTCTAATTTTATTTAATACTATTAGTTGTTCGTTAAGTTCTTCTGTATATTCTTCTGCTTCGGCTGTTTTTGTTTTTGCTAACTCTCTAATTAAGTCTTCTGTTCTCTCTATCTGGTTCGTTACAGATGTAGAAAATTGAGTAATAGAAGTCACTTTTTGTGTGAATAATCTTGTTAAATCAGTGTACTCTTGCTTTGCTAATTTAGCGGCGGCGCCTGTACCAACTAGGCTTTCTGATAGTGCCTCAAACTCTTTTTGGTTTTTTGGTGTAAGAGTTCCTGTCTGAGCTAAAATATCAATAAGCTCTAAAAATCTATTTCCTCCTACTTGGGTTTCTATTCTTGCTGCTCTTAACCCTGCCGCCATTGCCAACGCAGTAGCCTTTACTTCTTCTTGAGCTTCTGCTAGTTTTTTAGATGGATCTACTTGATTGAAAAATCCTTCCACCAGGCTTACATCAAACTCATCGCTTCTGTCGCCTTCATTAAGAGCTGTTCTCAATTTTGTACGGGCCCTTCGTGCTTCCCCAGGGAGTTGCGCGTTGGCAACCTCTTTTCGAAGATTCTGAATATTCTCCGTTTGAGCTGCTGTTTGTTCTAGCATATCATTATACCTATTTTGTAGGTCTAAAGCTTCTTTTAGTGCTCTAGAGTTTCCTCCAATATAATCCCCTATTGCCCCAAGTTGCTCAAATGTAGGTAAAAGATTTTTTGACTTATCATAAAATTTAGTTTGTATTTCAGCAAATTTGCTATATTCTTTTTGTACATCTTTTAACTTATCAGATACGCTTTCTAACTCTTCTGCTAGTTCTAGTACATCCTTTGCTTGAGTTCCTAGGCCCAATGCTTGTGCTATACCTACTAGAACATCTTTTATAAGTACAATAACACCTAATATTCCTGCAAATCTCATAACTTTATTTAAATATTTAGAAGTAGCAGCACCGACTTGTTTCATTTTTGCCATTGTTAAATTCCACTGAGCTCCTATTGTTTTTATGTTAAGAACAATAGAAGTTTTGGTTCTATCGAAATCTGTTTTTAGTTTTTGACTTGTTGTACTTGATTTGCCCTCCATCTCTCTTAAAGCAGCAATATACTGGCGTGCCATTGTTTTAGACATTTTTGTAACTGCACCAGTGCCTTTCTCTGCTGCCACTCTTAATGCCGATATTTGTCTTTTAGTTAGTTTTTCAAATTGTCCTTTTTGTATAAGGTCAATTCCTGTGCCTTTTTTAGCATTAATTCCAGATAGTGCTTTTTGTGCGGCAGACTCTGGTGATACACCTGCCTGATTCAATTCTACTTGAGCTTGTTTTAGAGCTTCGATTTCTGCTTTTGCTTCTTTTATAGCAGTAGCCGCTTGTGTTGCAGAATTTTGTGCAGTTGTAGCCCAATCTTCAAGTCCGGGAATTAAAGCTTTTACAATAGGAACTGCTAAAAGTGCAAAAGCAACAGTTAAAGCTTTTATATTATTTCCTAAAAACTCTGCTGTAGGTTCGGCTATAAAAGCGGTAAATTCTTTAAGAGGGTTTAAAACTTTTTCAAATTCTACTCCTAATTTTGTTATACTGTTTGCTTGAAGTTCGACCGAGTTTGCAGTAGTTGCATATTTTTCGTCCAACTGTGTTTGTACTTCTAGAGCTACGGCTTGGCTTCTTTCATACAGACTTAACTGTTTTGCAGTTTTTCCTAGCGAGCCTGCGTATTTTTCCGTAGCATCGGCAAGGCGTAGAGTAATACCAAGTTCATCTAATAATTCTGGCTCTGCTTTAGTTACACCTCTGATTAATCTATTAAACGAGTCAGTAACATCTCTTCCTAAAATAAGAGATACATTTTTTGCTCCTTCTGCTAAATCTTCAATTTGTGTAACACTTAATCCAGACGCGGCACCTATTGCAGCAGCCTGAGATGCGGCTTCAAAACCTAGAAGGCCCCCTGTTGCTTCTTTAATATTAGAAGTAAGAGACCTTAAACCTATGCCTGTAGAAGAAGCAAATGCAATTTGAGACTCGGTAACTACTCTGAAATTTGCAGCTTTTTCTAAAGCATTAAATGCAGCAGTTATCGCAAATATCTGAGCTGCAGCAGTTGCATAGACTGCAACTAATCCGCCCATTCCTTGAGCCATTTTAGAGAAGTTTTTAGTGCCATTTGCAGAAGCTTGGGCAGCTCCTTTTAGATTACGGTCAGCAGTTCGAGCCGATTTTCCAGTTTCATCTAACGCTTTAGCGGCTTTTTTTGATTCGAGCGCGACTTTTTTAGTAGTACCTTTATCATCTACTTTGACATCAATTTCTATCTTGTTCTTTGCCATTAGCCTTTTACATTATGGGTGTAATTTTTTCCACCGCTTGCTTTTCGCTCATCTGCTTTTCGTTTTTTCTCGGCTTTTTCTGCTTTATAGGAAACTATCGCCCTTTCGTACAGTTTCATTAAGTATAATATAATTTTGGGATTTTCTATTTCGTATAGTTTGAAAAAATAATCTATACCGT